TATCTTAATTAATCATTCGTGTCCAATTCAACCTCTAGACGTTGTATCTCATAATTTAAATACCAAGCCGCTTTCTTTAAATCTTCGAGTGTATCAATTTTTCGTCCAGCACGAGATATATACTTGATAGTGTTTCCGAGCGGGAAGTTAAGATTCCAATCTACAATTACATCAATTGGCTCATATTTTCTACCCTCTGAATAATGAGGGGGATGATTAACCATATTTTCCTTTGTCATTATTATTGAATCATAATTATTCTTATTATCTTTCATTTATACCCCTTTCGCGGGAATCCGAGTCCTTTAGATGGGACCCGGTTTCCGCATTATTCATCATAATCTTCTTCTATTCCATTGACTCTTTCATGTCTCAGTTTAATTTCATCACCAACAACATCCTCAATCAAATAAATCTGATGTGTCATTGTATTCTTATAAGTCTTAACTCTGAAAGTTATATCATCTGACCTATATCCTGTAAACATCAACATTCTTCCTCTTGTGAACCAACCTTGCTCAACAATCTTTTTTGAACCATCTGGCTGAATTTCACTAATTCTTTTCTTATACTTTGCATACTGGTCACGACTCAATTTAACATTTACAACACCAGTTTTTGTGAGTAACACAACATAATTCTTTGTGTCATTTTTATCCAAAACAGTACCCGCAATTCTGTGCAAATTATAAATAGGAATATTAAGATTTCCTCTTTTATAATAATATTCAATATCATCTGTTCTTAAATTATTAAAATCAGATAAAGCATATTTATTATAATCAATATTTTCTAATTCATGCTCACCATGATAGAAACATACTGAATCCATTTCCCAATGTGAGTAATTGCCTTCCGCATATTTATCCCACATTTCTTTAAATATTGATGCATTATACTTTTTCAAGATTTCTACTTGGTTATCCTTAATCCAATCTCGTGCCACGCCCATTCCAGCTTGATAAATCTTGTCCCAGTCTTTCTGCAACATACAAAATGCTCCATTAATTGTTTCAACACTATCCAAGACTTCTGGCATAAATTTCTCAAAAAACTGCATACAAATATCATTAAACTGATAATATTGACCAACCTTACAATAAGCCTTTATATATTTATTAAAATTAAAAATTCTAATCTGTAACTCTAAATTTTTAGGTACTAAATTACTCTGAACTAAACCGTTCCAATTCTGTAAAGTTAATCTTGTTTTCATACCGCAGACTTTATAAATATAATATGCCATAATTTCTTTTCTTGAAGATAACTCTGTTTCAACTTCATCAAAAGCTCCCGCCTTAATAAGATTTATCATTGCCTTCTTTCCAAGAGGACATCTATTCATAAAGTCCTTAATTCCAATATAAGGTCTTCCCGCCTTAATTTGTTCAATAGTTTCCTCGTTAATATTACTTAAAGGTTTGAGACCATAAAGGATACGATTATTTTCAACATCAGGCTTAAATCCATAATCAGATGTATTAATATTAATCAAAGATATTTCTACACCATTCTGTTTAATTCTACTAATCGCACTCGCTATTCTACCATAATCACAGTTTCTATTCTTTTTCTTTTGTTCGTCATCATCTAAATCATCAGACTCAATCTCCAAACTTTCACTATTAACAACTAAACAAGCGGTTGTCCAATAAAGCGGATTCCACTTTGTTGCTATATAAGCCATTTGATATGCCACCATACCATAAGCCAATGCGTGTGGGTCTGAAAAGGCATATGACGAAATTGGAAGTACTACATGATCCCAATAATATCTTCCTAGTTCTGGGGTTGCCGCGTCATTTATTATTTCTTGTTTGAGAATTGGAAGTTTATCCATTTTCTTTTTAGAAATAACTCGTCTTGCATCATTACATCTACTGAAGTCCCAACCGCATACTCCTTCGTCACCAAGAGAAAACAAGAAATTTTCCTGTGAAATACTAATACCATAACTTGTCTTATAATATTTTTCAAGAGTTTTAACATTCTCTTCTGTTAAACCATAAGACTTCATTTCATCATACCAAAGTTGCGGATTCGCTTTAAATCTTTGATACTTTTCTATCGGTCTCTCTGTAGAACCTTCTGGAGCTACTAATCGGATAAGACCATTAACGTTTGATAATTCAGTTAAGTTCTCTGGCTGAATTGACTTTATACCTTTACCACCCTCGACCGAATCAAACTGAAAAAGATCAAGCACATCATTCCTTTTAATTGAATCCCATACTTCTTTATCCTCAAAATTAATTACATCTGGGTGGAAATATTTTTCATATACTTCTCTTAAACTTAAGCTTGGGTCAATCTGATTATCTTCTTGTAAAAATTTAATTGCCTGCGTAAGTTTATCCATAGCGGATGTAACCAAGAAATCATATTTCGTCATACCTATACTTTCACAATCATGAAGGTCAAACTGAGTTATAATGTCTCCGCTCGGTGTTCTCATAAATGCACCAAACTGATATGGATCTTCGTCCATAAAAATAACTCCAGATGCATGAGAACTACGACTTACAATCATATTCTCAATGCCTGTCATAACATTAAATAAACCAGGATATTCATCTACTGTATTTATAAATGTCTGAACTGGTTTACGACCTTTTTCTTTATTTCCATAATAACAGTCTTTAAGACTCCATACGAATCCTCTTTCTGATGGAACAAGAGAAGAAATATATTGTGAAGTATCTACGTCAATACCATCTGGATATTCTTCTGAACGATAGCCTTTACAAGCAATCTGGATAGCTTTCTTTGTTGTCGCTGTACCAAATGTCGCAACAAGAGCTGCTCCTAAATTCTTTTTACTTAAATCGTCTATGTCTTTGCGGAAGTGCTCGCCTCGTTCCTTCTTAATCTGGTCTATGATATAACTACGTCTAGCTGGTGAGATGTCAATATCTATGTCCCCTAATTCTCTCGTACCCTCGTTCATATATCTTCTGAACTGCTGACCATACTTGATTGGGTCGTATTGTGTAATCCCCAACAACCAGTGATTAAGACCTGTTGGAGCTGAACCTCTTCCCGGACCAACCGGACTCCCGCACTCCCAAATTAAATCAATATAATGTTTAAGAGTTATAGGATAATAAAACATATTAGTATTAAGTCTTTCACCTACAATTCTCTTAATCTTTGCTTCGAGTTCAAGTTCTTCTAAATATCTTTTATCACCTATTAAATGTTTTTTAACTAACGCATCAAGACATTCAGATAACCAATATCTTTCAATATTGTCATCAGAAATACCCATACTATATAAAGTTGGATATTCTTCTTTTGTTACTCCGTTAATTGTATAATATCCTTTTTCAACAAAAGGAACAACAACCTTTGGAATTTGTTGAGGATAATCTAAATAATAATCTTCTATTTTATCAAAGATTTCCATTGAGTTTGCACACATATCTTCATACAAATCAACAATAGAAGGAGTTAAATTCTCTTTTATTTCTTCTTCTGTTTGAAGATAAGCATACTCATAAAAATCTTTTGTTTCACGTTCTCCGCCTTTAGAGTTAAGAAATGCTTCATGTACTACAGCATCTTCTTTCTTTAAATAATGAGCATCTGATCCAATTACCATCTTTACATTAAAGACTTTTGATAATTCTGCGACCTTTTTATTGACAATTATCTGTTCTCTGTTTGCGGCAGGTGCTACTTCCAAATAAAAATCTTCACCAAAGATTTTCTTACACCAGAGCACAAATTCGATAATCTCGTTCTTTGCTTTCTCCGCTGTTTCTGCATCACCTATTCTGCGAGCATTCTCCATTATAAGAACATTTGAATTCACGGTTCCCGCTAAACAAGCTGTAGACGCAATCACATGACCCGGGTTCCCGCCTATTATCTTTTCTATGTCTTCTCTTAAAGTTACAACTCTTTCCATTCTTCTATCAAAGTAGCTATTCATCCACGCAATAGAAGATAAAATTCTAAGTTGACGAAATCCCTCTTTATCCTTTGCTAATAAAATGAAATGCGGATATTTCCCGCCCATATCTCTTTCTTTTTTAAGATAAATTTCATTACCAATAATACATTTAAAGTTTGGATATTTTTCTCTTATTCTCTTCTCTTGTTTTTTCCATTGAACTGCCCCTGCTACCGTTTCGTGATCAGTTAAGGCAATTCCCGCAAGACCAATCTCAGCCGCATAATCAGCTAGTTGAGGAAGTCTATTAATAGAGTCAAAGTAAACGAATATTACTATAATGACTATGTGAGTGAATTTCAATTCTATTCATTTAGTATATTCTCCCTCCCTTCTATTGTATATTTTCTATAAAATAATCTGAAGTTGTATTAGTTTTTATTTTAAAATCATTCCATTCTTGCTGTGTCAAATCTCTTTTTGATAGATTTTCAAAAACAGTTAATACTTGTAAATTTTCTAGTTTATTAGTGCCGCCTTTAGATTTAGGAATTATATGATCTAAACTTGGTTTTGCCCAATCATAAAAAGTATTATTTTCTTTTTTATGCTCTAACCAAAAATTATATATTTTATTAAAATTTTTATCATTATAAAAATGCGTTATTGCTTGTTCATATTCTTTAATATTACATTGAATATAATATTTATCAGTTGTAGAAACTAACATTTTATGAGTAAATAAAAATTTTTCAAAATCTTCACTAAAATTTAAAAGAAAATTTTCTGTAACTCCTTCTCTTGATGATGCTAAAAATGCTCTTTCTTTTCTACCACATCCACAAGTAGTTTGAGTATAGTTACCATTTGGAGTTAAATATGAAAATCTTACTTGTATTAAATCTGGTCTTTTACATTTTAAACATTCACAATACATTAGAGTTCCTGAGTAATTAGGTTCTTTTTTTTCTTCTTTAGGAACAATTCCTTTTATTAATAAATATCCACATTGTTTACCAATATAATCTTCAGGTTTTTCTTTATATGCTTTGATTTTTTTTGCATAATCTGGGTTTAAAATTTCTTGTTTAAAACTTTTTAAATCATAATTATATAATTCACCACCTTTTCTTTGTCCTTCTGGAATCAATTCAGATTTTATTCTTCCTTCTTTTCTCCATTTAGATAAAGTACTCTTTGGAAAATCTTTTTGATAATATTGATGATAAATTTCATTTAATTCTTGATAATTTGACATAATCTATGCTCCTTAATATTTATTGAAACTTATAGTTTCTATAAATATATAATTTTGTTAATATGAACTTTAAACTTATTTGACCAAAATTATTTTTCTTTTTTATATAAATATTATACCATATTTTTTATTAAAAATAAAATAATAAAAAAGATTTAGATATAGAAATAATATACCTAATTAAAACCCCCAAAAAGATTCTTTGCGAATTAATTCTGTATCTTTTTTACTATCTTTGGCGGAATTTCACACTTGCAACCATAAGGATCTATAAGCGTTGTAATAACTTCGTATTGATCTTTAATCCCTTTATACTCAAGATAATTTTCTATCGTATTTAAAAGACTATTAGTATTTGAAAAATAAGCACCACCAACATCTCCGCCATGAGCAACACTTTCTCTAATAAGAAGATTGATTAATTCTATTTCTTTTGCGTTCATATTAGTCACCTACCTCCATTACTTTAACATAATTATTAAATTTATTTAACTCTGCTTCAATTTCATCCTCATCTGGATAATGTATAAAATCACATCCAGTCCAGTTATCCACTCCTTGAGCACATAATTCTTCGTAAATCATATTCCCTTCAAGCAATCTTATCAATTGATTTTCTTCTACCAATCTATATTTCTTCATGTTTTATTTTCTCCGTCAATTCTTTAACAACCTTTTCGTGCATTTCATTCGCGGCAAGATCAGGATATTGATTACATTTTTTCCTAACCTCATCCCATGTTTTACCCCAGATACCCCATTCACTATTAAACTCAATTTCTTTTGAAACATCTGCGTCATTATATTCATCAGAAAAAGCTTCAAATGCCATTGTTTCATACCAGCGGTTTGAGTCAATTGTCATTACATCTCCTGCCTTATAATAAGGTAGAACATCATGTCTACAAATTTGACAACCTACTGTTGAGATTACCCATTTTTTATTTTTATATTCAAGTAAAGTATTTCTGCGGAAAGTGCAATCTCCAGAGCAGCAATAATGTCCTGCCCATCCTCGTTCAGTTCTTTTTACTTTTTCCATGATTATTTATCCTTTCATTTTTATATAAATATTATACCATATTTTTTATTAAAAATCAAGTGGAGGATATTTATCTTCCGTCTAAATATTCTCTATCTCCTCGTCAATTTCTTTTAATCTTTTATGAATTACTTGTTTAATACTTTCTCTTAGCTCTTCCTGCGTTTGTTCATCAAAAGAGTAAAGGGGAACTTCTTCTCCCTCGTATTTATGAAAAAATGAAAAATTTTTAATAGAATAAAATAGTGAAGGACAAGGACGATTAAATATTCTATCTAGTTGATTTAATTCTTCTTTTGATCTTAATAATTTTCGTACTTTTTCATAATCTTCAATTTTCATATTTTTTCCTCCTAACTCCTAATTGGATACTCCAATTCTTTACAATTAAAAAATTCTTGAAGTGCCTTCCGCTCACTACAAGGATTATTCGGCGCTTCGTAAACAATAAGACAAATAATAGGCTCTTCTTTAAATCCCAATTCTTTTTGAATTTTATTAGCACAATATTCAAATGCTTTTAAGGTTTTTTCTTTATCAACAAGAGAGTAAAGTAATTGCTTATACTCTTTCATACACTCACAATTCGCGGGGTTCCGCTCTTCGCATGGACACCCACCTTGTCCATGCAATTGCACGATTAGTGGCTCATATCGGAGCCCGCATACTATTCCTCTCTTGTCTATATAATATTCCTTATCTTGCGGCGGGCGGTACCAGATTGGGTCTGAAATCGCGGTGGATATAGGTATGAGATTAGAAGTAAAGTTTCTAATCTGGTAAAAATATGAAGTCTTTATTATCATAATTTTTAAACGACTCCTTTAAAACTTTTTCTGATATTATTTGACAGTTTCTCTTGTTAAACCAATAATATCCGGGTTTATCTTCCACTGGTTCAAAAGTAAAAGTTATTTTAATCTTCTTCAAGTAGCTCCTCCCAGTGATAATCTCCGCAGCCATCAATTCGCCAATCGTCCACAATAATCTCGCTACAATCACGAATATCTTCTTTGTATCCATCTAGTCTATCAAGTTCTTCTTCTGTCATTTCTTCTTTATTTAATTCTTTCTTTAAAAGAGTTTTAAAATCTTTTTCTTGCTCTTCAGTGAAATCAATTTCGCCTTCAAGATGACCATAGCGGAGGCGTCCAACTATATAATCCATATCCATATAAATTTTCATAATTATCTCCTTATCATAATTCATTCTTCATTTCTGCACCGCAATTAGGACAGAATTTAGTTTTTACTTTTCCAGAATCACTGCCACATTCAGAACACGAATAACAAAGAAACTTGTTTGGGTCTATGAAACTCTGTCCAGTTTTAATCCACTTTCCTTTTTTGCGTATAGGTGTCACGGGTGGTAGAACATCTTCTACAAATTCTGTGATTGTCATATCGGATGCATGAAATCCGTATTTAATCATTCCATCGTGAACAGCTTGTCTGCTCACTGCATCCTCACAAGGCTCTTGCTCTAGTGCTTTAATTGCCATTTCTAAAGCTTCATCAAGATACCCGCTACCATTTGAATCGTAATCATTTCGAAAATCTTGTATTGCTTTTATTGCTTTTTCTCTTGTCATTCTTTCACCCCCTGCATCTTTGTTTTACAGTTAGGGCAATAGTTAAACTGTTGTATCCGATTATCTTCTGGTACAATAGTAAAGCAATGGCTACAATTACTGCATGTATACATGTTGGCATCGACTTCTATCCAATACCCCTCCTTGCGTATAGGTGTTACGGATGGCAAACAATTTATAGGCACTTCCAATTCTTCATACTTCCAATCCGAATTAACTAGATCAAGCACCGCCTGTCTGCTCACTGCATCCTCATAAGGTTGCTTTTCAAACTCTATTCCATTACTCATATATAATTTATAGGCATTTCCGTCAGTACCAGACTCTATCCAGTCGCCAACATTATATAAAGGTAAATGAATATCTCTGCCTTCCTTTGACTCTTGTTTTAGTGCTTCAATACCCTTCTTAAGTGCAAAATCGTAGTCATTGCCTTGATTGTCTTCTATCATACCGAGTAAATTGTCTAATAAGTCTATTGCCTTTTCTCGTTCTTCCTTAGTCATTTTCTCCCTCACTTTCTGACTTGTAATACACACAAGGACACCCAGCCCAGTCGTTGCATCCATCTTCATAAACGCTACAAGGTTTGAGTTCACTAAGGCATTCCTCTTCATAATAAGCGCAACAAGGTTTAAGTTCAATAAGCGTTTTACTATGTATCACCCTTTTTAATTCTTCCTTTGTCATTTTCTCCTCATTTTCTACCTTGTAAATTAAAGTTAGTATAATTAAACACTAAATAGCCCAAATGAATAAAAAAATCAAAACAAGTATCTCCATTTTTTCTTTTGCCGCCATTTGTTCTTATTTCCCACATTGGTTTATTACCGACTTCTTTCCATGGTTCTTTATAATTAAGTAGACTGATATTCTTTGTGCCTTTTGCAAACCATATATCTAAATATTTCTTATACTTAGTCATTTGTTTTTACCTCTTTACCATCCTAGTCTTTTAATGGCTTTATTTCTTTCTTCATCATCATCACTGAATCTATCAATATTAGTAAGTATAAATTCTTTGATAATCCCCGAACTTACAACGCCGTCTATCTCCATTATTTTGCTCCACAATATATCCGCATCAATTCCATATAGGATAGAGCCATTCATCAGCTCGCAAGTAATTTCTAAGGCTTTTTCTAATCTTCTTTTATTTCTTATCATCTTTTCCCACTCACTCTGTCCATACAGGATACCGATATCCTCGATTATCTTTAATCCAATAACCCGTACTGTATGTTTTTGTTAATGGGTCATATACTTTCTGTCCTGTATAAATCATTATTCTTCTCCTATATTTCTTTTAAGAATCTCTAAAATTAATTCAAGACCATCATTCCAACTATCATCCAATACAAATGCTATTTCTCCAATTTCGTGCTTAAGTTCTTCAATAGCCTTATCAATCTTCTCACGTTCTATTACATCTGTAGTAGATGATATAGCATTTATTCCATTTATAATATTAATTCTTAATTTATCATTATAATGTAAAGCTTCTATTCCCTTAAGAAAATTAATTATATCTTCTTTATTTATATACTCTTTCATTTATTCTATCCTTTTTAAAATCTCCAAACCATTCCGAATACACTTATTACAGTACATACACAAGCAATGTAGAACAATATAGTCGAAATCCAATATGCTATCTTTTCCGCCAATGTTTCTTCAAAAATGAAATTTTCTGAACAAACCGAAAAAAGCCAAGCACTAAACAATCCACTAAAGAATAATCTAACAAAAAATTCAAATGTAAACATTTACTCTTTCCTTTCATTTTATAATTTATTATATCATAATTTTTCATTAAAAACAAAATAATGACTTTATTCTATTCTAAAATAATATATTTATTGCTCATTTTTATTTATCTCCATTCCTTTTAAAGCACCGACTATTTTATTATTTGGAAAAATTTCCTGATAAGCATATAGCATTTCAGTTGCTTGTATAAGGTCCCATTTATTTGTGTCTATTGTTACTACAATAGTGTCTCCATCTTTTATATCTAACTTAGATAAAATAACACCTGGTTCTATTTCAAACTCGTGATTCATAATATTCCTTTCCATTTATCTGGGGTTAATAAAAATCTTGTTGTTTCAAGTTTTAAATCATAAAAATTTTAATTTTTTAAAATAAGAACAAATCTAGATTCTGCGCGAGTACACATCGTATATAAAAATTTTTTATGTTCTTCTCTATTGTAAGGGAAACCTTCTTCAATACCTAAGACCTTTCCAGCAGAACTACCTTGAAATTTCCAACAAGTCGCTGCATAAGCATAAGTAAATTCATAAGGTATTGTATCTTTATATTTTTTTATTTTTCCTATTCTATACTTTTGTATTCCATCTAAATAAGGAATTCCTTCAATAATACAATGTTTATCTAGAAATAAGTTTCCAAAATCATCTCCATTATTAGAATTAAAAGCTCCAACTATAAGAGGAACTTTATTGTCTTTTACTTTTAAATATTGAGGATAACTTTGCCAACTATCAAATACATTTGTTAATGTTCCTATTGTTCCATTAGTTAAAGCATTACCTCTATCACTTATCGTATCCCATTTATTATTAAGACAAATTAATTTTTCGCCTTCTTCTACTGGTCTAGTATAGCCTTTTAATTGTCTTACTTGAGTATTAAGAGCTATTCGAGTCGCATTAGTTGCACAAATGATTTGGTCTGCCCATAATAACATACCTGTATTTAAAGTTCCTTTAGGTAAAACCATAGCATCTTTTCCTTTAAATCCCGTAATTGTTTTGCCTTCTCTAATTAACATACTAAGTTTAATAATATCAGATTCCGCGGCTTGTCTTTGAATTTCATCTAAAAATACATGCGGATGAGCTAACAAATTATTTCCTTGACCTTTTATAGCACCTAGTTGGCCTGGGTCTCCCATAAAAATAATGTAAATACCATGAGATAATAATAAATCAATAAAATCTTGACTTACCATACTTACTTCATCTACTATTATAATTTTATATTCTAAAGAACCTGGAATCTTAGGCTTAAAATAGAATTTACCATTTGGCATTGGGATAGCATCATATAATAATTTATGAAGAGTCATTGCATTTTGATTACCTTTGTCAATCAGAACTTGTACGGCTTTTCCGCAATAACAAGCATAAACAATATCTTCATCTGGATTGATTCCTGTATTGCCCAAAGCTTCTACTATAAATCTGACTAAAGTACTTTTACCAGAACCAGCTTAGGCATAGCCGGCGATAGTAGTATAAGATTCACCGGCTAAGTACCTCCTTACTGCTAGATCTAAACCATCTTGCTGCTTTTTATTTAATATCATTAATTTTCATCTCCTGTTCCAACGAGTTCATCATATAAATCTGCGGAAGATATATTTTCTCTTTTCTCAATAGGATAAGCGTAATTCAAAATAATATCACTCTGCCATTTATTAAAATTTATTTTTATCAGCTTTTCTAACATGACATCAAGAGGCTGATTCTCCTTATCAATATAAATATTATACTTCTTTAAATCGTCATAAATTCGATTTCCTCTATCATAATTTTCCTTCATCGCGTCTACTATTAAACAAAAATTCTTCTTATCTAACACAATATTTTCTCCTTAATCACGCTTATAATTTTATTTCTTCTCTCTTGTTTAATAATTACCAAATTTCATTTTTTTCAATATCATTTAAAGAACACCAACCTTCAATTTCCTCTTCCGTCCAACAAGCGTATTGTTCACCGACAGCCTCTTCAAAAATCCATTTATTATCTGTATTTTTATAAGGACAAACAACATAATAAAAAGGTTGAGCTTTTCCTGCTTGAATACGTCTAGATTTAGTTTTTATTAATATATCAACACATTCAGTTGGCTCTAGCTCTTCTAAAGTATAAAATTTCAACATTTATATTAACTCCTTTACTTTTTCTTATAATTTATTATAACATATTTTTTTTAAAAAATAAAATGTGCGGGAGCCAGCCTCGTGTATCTTTAAGCTGGTTCCCGCACCTAAAATTATTAATTTAATTCTTCAAAAATTAATTTTTCTGGTAAGAAATTTTTACAAATATAAATGCTAGCAAATGAGACTCCTTGCTGAACTTGTTTCATTTTTTTATCTTTATAAAAATTTATTCTTTTATCAAAGATTAATGCTTGACAATTCTTTAAATAATCAAATCTCTTTTGTCCTTGTAAAGTTGGCAAAGGAAGTAACATAGCAAAAGGTTTATTTAATTCATCTAATCTCTTCAATATCATATCCTTAATACTGAAAGGCGGATTAGAAATGATATAATCATACTCTTCATCCGGCTCATATTCAAAGAAGTTCTGTCCTGTGTCTATATGACTTGCTATTGTTTTTATTCCATTCTTTTTAAAAACTTCAATATATTTACTTTGTCCTTCTATATCAAAAGGACACCAAACTGTTTTTGATTTATCTATATATTTTAATAATGGTAAAACAGCAATCTCTGGTGTGTATACTTCATCTGAAGCTTTGTCTGTTTTAGCTTGTAAATAACCAATATTTAACGGCATTTAGTTCTCCTCTTCTTTAATCCATTTATTATAACAAGCAACAAAAATTTCTTTTGTCATAACTAAATCAGTTTTATAAATTTCTTCTCCATATTGAGGAACAGGAGTGTAACAATATAATTTATCATCTATAAATTCTAATTTTTGTTCCATATTATTTCCTCCTTAAAAAACATAAGCACACTGTTTTACAATTTCATAATCCTTCATCAGGATCTGTGCAGAAACATTCCCATTCCATTCATTCTTATTCGCAGTTCCAATTAAATTGATTACAACTTCACCATTCTCTGAGTATAGTTTCTCATACTCTTCATCAGGCATAGAAAAACAGATAATAGGAACTCCTGCTCGTGTCATTATCTTAACAGTATTTGATTTCATCATTGTTAAATCATTCTTTGTTATATGAATATTCTTAATAGCAACAAGAGGTTCTGAAAATCCTTGTCCAATATATGGATCAAAATCTGCAATATCTAATATTTTAGCTGAATCAACCTTTTCGGAATCCCATATATAGTCTACTCTATATATAGCTTCTTCTGCAGTTCCCGCTAAAAGTTCATCAGTTTTCTCCAAGAACTTCTTTATGTTGGCCGTTGGGATGCTTAAACCAGCTGCGTTTTCATGCCCTCTGGCCCAGTTTATTACACCACTTGCTTCACAGATACTCTTGAAGTCCATAATACCTGTTAAACCGCAACCTCGCATACTTCCCGCACAATTCTCACCATCATCACTAAGTACAGCACAACACCTCTGATACTTAGCCATAATTTTGTTTGCAACCAGTCCACGGATCGCAGGTTCTATATCTGAAGGATTAATAGTAAATAATAACACTTTATGCTTAAGCATATCATTTTCTTTAATAAGACTTTCAAGCTTATCCATTCCCGCCTTTTCGCTTCGAGTTTGGCGATTTTTAACGTTGGTAGAAGTTCTTACTGCCTGGTCTACCAATCTTTCCATCTCTCCTGGTTTATGTCCTCTTTTAGTAGAAGGTATTTTTTCAAATGCTTTAAACAAGAGCATAGACTCAAAGATTAGAGTCTTCTCTTCTATTGTTCCGGAGCGAGTGATGGCATTAATCATAGGACATACATAAAAAGTCCATCCCCAATCGGTTGGTTTATCACCCAATTTAAATTTATTCTTTTCCCACATTTCAAAAAGATATGGATTAATAATATTGTCTGGTATCAGTCCTTTTGTTATGATGCGGCGGGTCTCTGTCGAAGAGAGTTGAGCCATATCTGCGATTTGTCCAGTGGCTACCAAATCTACTAACTTCTCAGCATAGTTAGTCCC